GTACTTCTTGAGCTGAGCTTTTTTATTTTTGTTTTTAGGATAAGTGTTTGGTGAAGAGCCGATAGAAGTTCGTTTAGTTTTGGCTCTCTGATAATCGTGAGTCTTGGCTACTGACTGTTTTGGTTTAGCCATTGTGATTTATGCAAATACTGCTGCTACTAATGTACCAAGAATTAAAAAGAATCCAGTGACTATCATAGAAGTTATTTTCTTATCCAGTCTTTCAAATTGTGTATCTAATTTTGCATCTAGGTTCTCAATACTAGATTCAATCTTTTTCATTCTGTTCCAGTTTTGTGTCCACCGCTCTGAGCATTGTACTTCATGCTTAGATAATTCTAAATGCACATCAGAAGCGGTGACACGACTAGACATTATTTTTTCTTGCCCCTAGTTTTAGGTTTAGGTGCTGAAGGATAAAGATCTTTGATTAAATCTTTATGCAAGAAGCATAAAAAAATAATAAAGATTGAATTTGTTAATGTTAATACTTCAAACATTTATTTCTCCTCGTCAGCTTCAACCTCTTCTACAGTTAAGCTGTTTTGAAAATCCAAGATACGATAGTTCTTATCTCTGTTTAGTCTGTTGTGCTGAGCTTCTAGTTGTTGCATATCTCTTGCAATCCCTTGAAGTTCCGCAGCAATAACTAATTGATCATCGTTAAGATCTTCTCTTCTGTATTCCTTGTCATCTAAAGTTATGATGACTGGATTTTCGTTTACTTGTTCTTGTTTCTCCATTAGTTTCTCCTAAAAGTTTTAATTAATTATATATTAACTAACAAGAGTTTTGGTAACAGAAGTCGGATTCTTTAACCCATCAATCTGTGCATCCAATCCATCTTTCAGAGATTGTACTTCTTCAGCACCCATAGCAGCTTCAACCCAACCTTGTACTTGTGAGCTTGTCACGCTGTCAAAGTCTGTGAAGTTAGATAGGTCTGAAGTATCAAGGCTTTGAGTACCATAAACTGAAGCTGTATACAAAGGATAACCCTCTGCATCTAATTCACTGTCGGCAGCGTTCAAACGCCAGTGTACATTGTAAATCACATTGCTGTGACCTTCATCGGATGGGTACACATCAACTGTGTTTACATTCCATTCATAAGTTATTGCCATTATGCGTTCTCCAATTCTGTGATTCTTGCTTCTGCAGCTTCTAGTTTTGCTGTAAGTTCTTGAATAGCTTTTGTTAGATAAGCTGTATAACCCATATAGTCCACACCTTTACCAGTTGGGTTAGTTGTTACATCATCAGAAGCAGTAGGGTCAAATTCATTACCAGTAACCAATCTTGGAATAACTTGCTCCATTTCTTGTGCGATAAAACCTGCTTTATTTACATCACTGCCAATATAGTTATATTTTTTAGGTTGTAGTTGTGTAATTAACTCTAAAGCATTGTCTGTTATATCTGTGATGTTTTCTTTTTTATTTAAGTCTGATTGATTTGAACCATTAAAGAAATAGTTGCCTGCTCCATCAATATAAAATTGAGTTGCAGCACTTGCTCTACCTATTATTAAATTAGCTGTTCCTGAAGAACTAAGCAATCTTAAAGTGTTGCTACCTGCACTTACACCACCTTGCACCAAGTCAACAGCGTAACCTGCATAAGCACCTGCATCTACATGTAGTTTAGAGGTTATTGAGCTTGTACCTATACCAACATCGCCTGAAGAAGAAGTTATCCTCATGCGTTCTGTGCCTGAAGAACCAGTACCAAAAGTAAGTGCTATATCTCCATCACCACCGCCTGATTCTCTTTCAGCAGCTATAACTCCATATCCATCTGCGGTGGCATCACCACCAAAATGTCCAAAAATTATTTGCCCAATATCGTTTCCATTTGCCACATTGTAAGCAGCAAGTTCAAGTTTAGGCATTTGATTGGTATTAGAGCCACTATCTATAGTAAGAGTTGTGCCATCTGTAACAGAAGCACCACCGCTAATTGTAAATCTATCAGGACTAGTCGTACCTATACCAACTCTATTATTTGTAGAATCTACATACAGAGTATTAGTGTCAACTGTTAAGTCTCCTGAAACTATTGCAGAAGCAAAGGTTGGTGTAGAAGTTCCAGTATCTAAATAAGTCTCAACATCACTATCTGTATAACCTGAGATAGTAGAAAAAGATAAAGTACCTGCACCATCGGTTGTTAATACTTGACCGCTTGTACCATCGGTTACATTTAATTCAGTGATTCCAACTGTATTAGAACCTATGCTAGTACTTAATGCTACATTACCTGAACCATCAAAAGAAACTCCTGCTGCGGTAACATCACCAGTTAAGCTGAAGTCTCTTGCGGTTGCTAAGGTAGTTGCAGTTGAAGCTGCAACGCCTAAAGCATCAACAAAAGATTTAGTAACTCTAGTATCTATTGCTGAATTAGCTCTAGCATCGGTGTAATAAAGATTAGTATTCTCAGGAACTATGCTTGTATCTAAGGTAGTGGCTACAGATTGATTTGAACCATTACCATAGAAGATCTTGCCTGAGTTTAAGTTAGGTGTCGCATTAGTTCTTCCTGCACCCTGCACACTGAATGTCATATTAGTGTTAGGGCTTACTCTAACTACCCTACCCAAGTTTTGAATAAGATTGCTTTCACCTGTTGGTGCAACATTTGTAATATTACCTGCTTCTGTAGCACTAACATAAAACACATCATTAATGATTAGTGTAACTCCAGTCTCTAGATTGTTTGAAGCTGAAGTATCAATGCCTTCTAGTGTTCCTAGAACAGTCATTTGTCCAGTTGCATTATTATTAATATCGGTTCTTGCTATACCAACCGCAGGCATGGTTGATGCACTATTGGCTTTTGCTAAAGCTACTGTAGGTGTATCGCCTGATAAACCTGTAACATAAACTGCTTGTCCTTTATAAATGGTGCTTCCTGTTGTGTTGCGAATAGTTGTTTGAATTGCACCATCAATATCGCCTAAAAATTCATCTGTTGCTGTTACAGTATTGAATGTAACATCATCTGTCGTACCTACCGCCTGTCCTATAGCTATGCTTGGTGTTGAACCTTCACCAGTTCCGCTTGTAACAGTAACACCAGTTCCACCTGTAGCACTTGCAACATAGTTACCTGTAGTATCAGTTCCAAGAGCAACAGAGTCCGCTTGGACTCCTGCTGCTGTTACATTCAATGCATTTACAAAAGATTGAGTAACCCTAGCATCAATGGCTGAATTAGCCCTTGTATCTGTGTAATAAAGGTTAGCACCTTCTGCTAAATCAGAAGTAGATTTAGTTGCAAGTCTAGTATCAAAGTCTGAATTAGCCCTTGCAGTTGTATAGTAAAGATTAGTACCCTCAGTTAAGTCAGAGGTAGATTTACCAGAGAAAGCAGAATCAAATCTAGCTGTTGTGTAATAAAGATTTGTGCCTTCTGTTAGATCGCTAGTGCTTTTACCACTAAATGCTGAATCAAATCTAGCTGTGGTGTAATAGAGGTTAGATGCACCTTCAGAAAGATCATCGGTGTCATGGTTTGCAATACTGGATACTGTTCCTGTAACATTGCCCTCAAAAGTTCCTGCAACAAAAGTTTCTGAACCTACAGTCCATTTATCGTCTGTTTCGTTCCAAAGAAGAGTTTTATTTGTTGCATCCCCTCTTTCAATTTCTATACCTGCATTTTCACTAGGTGTTCCTGTAGCGTTAGAATTAAAGAGAATAATGTTATCTGCAAGATTAATAGTTTCAGTGTTAATAGTAGTGGTAGTTCCTGAAACGGTTAGGTCTCCAGAAACTATGACATCATTAAACGTAACGTCAGAAGTTGTGCTAACTGCCTGACCAATAGAAATTTCACCAGTGCTATTGTTATAAGTAACTCCTGTACCACCAGATAATAAACCTCTTACCTCACTATCTGTTCTTTCAGTAAATGACATAACTCCAGTTGTAGAGTTATAAGATAAATCTCCAGAAACAGAGATAAGTCCTCTAACTTCTGCATCAGTTCTTTCAGTAAAACTAAATACACCAGTAGTTGAATTGTAAGAAAGATCTCCAGAAGCAGAAACTAAACCTCTTACTTCTGCATCAGTTCTCTCTGTGAATGACATAACTCCTGTAGTAGAGTTATAGGATAAATCTCCTGAAGCAGATATTAATCCTCTGACTTCTGCATCAGTTCTTTCTGTAAACGATATTACTCCTGTAGTGGAGTTATAAGATAGATCACCTGATGCACTTATAGCAGCTCTTGCTCTTGCATCAGTAAAATATAAATTAGTTCCCTCAGTTAAATCTGAGGTTGATTTGCCACTAAAAGCAGAATCAAACCTTGCAGTGGTGTAGTAAAGATTTGTGCCTTCAGTTAAGTCTGAAGTTGAATGATTGGCTATGCTAGAAACTGTACCAGTAACATCTCCAGTTAAATCTGCTGCAACTGTATTAAAGGTAACATCAGCAGTAGTGCCAACATCTTGACCAATAGCCAAAGTAACACCATTACCAGAAGCAGTAGAAGTAACACCTGTACCACCAAGCACAGAAAGTTCTTCAGAATCTAAGTCTATAGAAATGCTTGTCGTGCCATCTGTGAGGTCTAAATCTTGAGCTGTTACCTGAGCATCAACATAAGTTTTAATTGCCTTAGAAGAAGCTAGAGTATCGTCTGAAGCAGAAACAGAAGTTAGATCTGTGTCCAGAACTCCTGATTTTAAGTTATCTACTTCAAGGTTAGAAATGGTATTACTGTCAGCATCAATGCTTTTATTAGTAAGGGTCTGTGTGTCGGTTAGTGTGACTACACTGCTATCAATAGCAATAGTAAGTGTATTTAAAGCACCTGATGTGGCAATACCATTTCCACCTGAAATCGTAAAAGTCTCTGAATCTAAATCTATTGATAAAGCTCCACCTGTATCGCCTTGAAAGTCCAGATCTTGAGCTGTAACTTGGCTATCTACATACGCTTTGATTGATTGCTGTGTAGCTAATGCAGAAGCATCATCAGAAGATAAATCATCTTCGTCTAATATGGTTGTAACTGTTGCACCAGAACTAAAAGAAAAAGAAGTAATTGTGTTAACTGTACCACCGTCAATATCTACAGTGTTTGAGGTAGTTATTGATACTGGTAAAGTAATCCATGCATTATCATCGCTGTTTCGCATTTTGAGCAGATTATTTCCTGTATCCACCCAAAGCATATATGCTGCTGTAGTTGTTGGTTCTGTAGCAGATGAATTATTGGAAAGTATTGCTGATAGAGCATTGTTTAAATCTGCTCTAAAATTAGCACCAGTTGCATTTTCTAAATTGTAGTCATGACTTGCCATTTAAAATCCTCTTCCCCTATTGTAGTTTATGTTGGTGGTGTAGGAAACACCACATCATCAATATTATCATTCTCTGTATATTGAGATGGTAAATCTCTTAACTGTTGTCTGTAAGTTGCCCATTCTGCTTTCTTTGCATCAGATAAAGGCGAATCATTCATTTGTGTCCAATCAGATCTTCTTAATCTAAGATCTCTGTATATTCTTAATTCTTCTAACACTGGAAGAATAGAATCATTGTTGCCATTGACTATTTCGCCATTAACAACTTTAGAATTTTGTATTAATTCAGGATGCCCTTCTATCCACTGCAAACCATCTTCAGGACAAGAAGCATCTTCAAGACCTTCTTGCACTGTTTGGCAATGCTTTATATTGCCCTCTGAATCATACCAACTAATTCTTTTGATCATTTGTAATTCACTATAACTTGTATGCCACTTATTCCATAACTTCTGGTGCTATAAAGAACTCCAGTTCCATTAGTTTGTAGCGTTACTCTATATTGATAATAATAATCTGCTGTATAAGCATCGTTAGCAATAATAGATTGCAATGCTTCCCCTGTTTCACCCCTTGCTCTAATAGTTGCAATGGTTGAATAACTAGCAGAACTTACACCACCACTGGTTGATGCACTTCTTCTTTGTACTTGCAGCTCACACCAGTCAGCAGTAGAGCTTCCTGAGTTAGCATTAATATAAGTATTTCCTATTACAAAAAAAGTATTTCCTGTGGTAGATGGTGCTTGAAATACACCTGTAGTAACAATAGCAGTTTGAGCTAAGTTATCAACATACCAATATCCGACACTGCCTGTCGCAGTTGCAAATACTGAAGTAGCTCTATCTATAAGTTTTGGTGTAGTAACCGCATCGGTTGCAAGTTGAGTTGTGGCAACACCACCGCTTTTTATTATTAATTGACCACTACTATTTTCTAAAGTAATTCCATCTATGTTTAATCTTGATGCAGATAAAGTTCCTGTATTTATATTGGTAGCATTGATGTTATTAATGGTTAAGGTAGAAGCATCAATAGTTCCTGCTGTCAGCGTTCCAACATTAGCAGTAATAGATGAAAGCGTTGATACATTTATTTTATCTGCTGTTACTGCACTAGCAGCTAATTCAGAAGTTGCTATTGCTCCTGCTGCAATATTTGCTGCTGTTATGGTATCAGTTGCAATTTGAGTAGCGGTTATAGTTCCTGCTGCAATTTGTGAAGCTGTAATAGTATTAGCAGCTATCTTTGCTGCTGTTACTGCATTAGCAGCAAGCTCATCGGTATTGATAGCACCTGAAGCTATATTCCCTGCGGTAATAGTATTAGCAAATATTTCATTAGATGTAACACTGCCTGCTGCAAGTTTAGCTGTCGTAACTGCACCTGCTGCAAGCTTAGGTGTCGATATAGCACCATCAGATATTTCTGTTGCTGTTATTGCACCTGCTGCGATTATATCTGAGGTCACAGCATCATTAGCAAGTTTAGCTGTGGTTACTGCATTAGCTCCTATCTTGGTTGTAGTAATTGCCCCTGCTGCAATGACATCGCCCTGAATGGCATCAACAGCTATTTTTGCATTAGTGACTGCATCATCAACCAGTTTAGCTGTAGAAACTATTGCATCTTTTAAATCTGCTTGAGCTACTGGTGCTGTGCCTACGCTAAATGTAAGCGTTGCAGCATCAGATTCTGAGCCTACTGAATTGATAGAAGAAACATAAGCAACGTAGTTAGAGCCTACTGGTAAGAAATTACAATCAACAAATTCATCGTCAACAATCTTATTAAGCAGTTTATTGCTTGAAGCATCTACGATAGAAACTCTGTATTCGTAATTAGGAAAGTCTGTTGGCTCGTTCCATGAAAGAAAAGGTCTTCCTGTTGAGCTACTATTAGAATCAGTAAAAGTTAATCCTGTTGGAGCTTTAACCTCAAATCCTGCAGGTATTCTTGCAATGTCTTCTATGTTTTCTTGTGGCGGTGCTTCCCAACTATAAATGTCTAGATATTCAATACACTGAACATCCACCAATCCATTAGGTTGTAATGCCATTGCTTCAACTCTAAATAGCTTTCCTGTAAATCCTACAGGTGTATAAGCAACAGTAATAACATCTCCAACTTTAACTTTGTAAAGCTCTGGAGTACCAGTAAAGCTGATAGTCATCTGGTTTCTTGATCTACCAAGTATTGCTTCACCCATGTTATAAGCAACGTATTTATTAACTATGTAAGGAAAATCTACAACCAGTTCTAATTCTTCTCCACCATCATCTGATTTATAATTAGGCGTTGCATCATGAAATACAGTAACTGTATCCATTTCGTATTTCTTTAATGCATTAAAAAATTGAACGACTACTTTGTTTGCTTTTTCTGATTTGTTTTCATAACTTACGGTTATGCCATTATCACCAACAATATGATCGTCTGTAACTGTGAATGTAGATGATGCTGTGTCCTCTAAAGTTATTTCATATTTACCATCTATGTAATTAAGAATACCCCTCATATTACCTAAGAGTTCCTGTGTATTCTCTAAAACGTTTTTATTGGTATCTATAACACCATTACAATGAAATCTTCTGACCTTAACTAATGCAGTTCCAGATTCATCGGTGTAATTTGCTGAAAGGGTATCATTTACAACTACTTGATAAGTTGGATTAGTTGCATCGTATTCTTGCCATCTAGAAGAATCAACAATATCTACTTCACTAAATTCAGTAGCAGAGCCTGAATCTTCTATGGTAATAACACCGCCAACTTTAGCTCTTCCCCAAGTTGCAGAATCAACATTGATAAATCTGTTTCCAGATGTTCCAGAGAATGTAGCTGAAGATGCTGTACCGCTATAATCTGGAGTATCTTCTAATTCATCTGATGTATTTGCTGCGGTTTGGAATGATTGTAAATTAACCGCACTGCTCACAAGACCTTTACCGTATTCATCATCTCTTAAATAATCTAATAAACAAAGAGCTGCATTATCTGACCATTCAAATGTACTTGGTGTGTCGTACCTGTGACTACCAGAACCACCAGATATTGAACCATCTTTTCTAGGGTCATAAAGTTTTTTACCTTTAACAACCACAGTGAGCTGCGGAATGCTAGAGAACATTCCTCTGCTGTCATATTCAAAAGATGCTGCAATATAAGCAACTCCTCTTAATCTGTGATTGGTAGTCCATTCTGTAGGGACTGATGCATTTAGCATAGGGTCAACGGTTTGATCGCTTGCTCCATGATGAGCATTAAAAACCATTCTGTATCTTTTTGTTGGGTCAGTTCCTTTTGGTTTTGCATTTTCTTCTTGCACCCTTCCCACCTGAGATGCTGTACATAAAGAGCCTGCACCAGAAGCTATTTTATCTGAGCCTGCATAAAAGCCCTGTCTAAATACTTTAGTATCTTTAATAGATACACCATTGATTTCAATAGTATCTAATTCAATCTCATCTACTTCTCCAACCGATAAAGCATAGACCACAAATAAATCTTTACTTCTGCCATCATGAGTATGCAAAAAAGCTAAGGTAGAACCAACTCTTCTTCTTCCGTAAATGACTGGTATCTTTCCACCTTGAGCAGTTTTTTGTCCTAATACAGCTTGACCTTTTGAAAGCAAGTCTTGTGCTTCCATGTATCCTTTAACACCTGTGGCAACAGCATAAACCCTTACAGCAGTCCAAACAGCAGAAGCAACAGCTTTAACTGTTGCAATCATGTCAGCAAATATTTTAAATTCAGCAAACACTAATCAGCACCCCACCTGATATCTTCTTTAGTTTGATCTGCATATTCAAATCCAACATCTCCAGAATACACCTGTTGTTGCGATTCATCTGTAAAATGTCTTCCCTTTTTTAGATTCCAGTTTGACCAATGATTAGCAACAGATAAAGTTATATGAGAAGATTTATTGGTTTCTCTTATTGTTGCTGATTTAATAAATCCAGAAAAGTAAGTAGTAGCATCTACTAATGTTTCATTGCTATCAAAAAAGGCAATATAAATATTACAAGCAACATTAGTGTAATTGCCATCTTCAATTAAAGTTCTGACATCACTTGTGATGTTTTGCATAGTAACACTAAGTTCCTGTATCTTAGCTTCGCCATTTTCTGTTGAAGTCTCTACAGAAATAAAGTCTCCACCTGCTTCATAAGAATTAGAATCGTAAGTAACGTCTCTATAAAAATTAGTTGCTCTTAAAGGAGTTGAAAAATTAAATTCTAAAAGAAAAGCAATTTTATTAGCATCGTTTGCTATTTGAGTTTGCAAACCTGAGCTAATTGATCTAGCCATTATGTTATAACTTCTCTTACTTCAAACTGTATGTTGTAAAACCCAGATGGGTCTGTGTTATAAAGAATTTCTTCTGATGTTAAATAAACTGTAAAACTTGGTTTATTAACTGTAACTGCTTCATTATCTGCTAATGTGGTTACAAGATTTGGTTCTATTAATACTGTAGCAGCTCCAGTTCCATCAGAATCTGCATCTGCTTGAACCATGTAAACCTTTGAATGACCTGCAAAAGAAATAAGATCTCCTGCTTTTAAAACTCCAGATGTTGATGTAGAGAAACCGTCTAGGTCTATTGTTCCATCTGAAGCTGAATGAGCTGACACTACTTGTATATCTGTTTCTGCCTTGTCAGCTCCTCTATTGTCTGTTGGATATTGAATAGTAAAAGTTTCAAAACCGCCTTTTTGTTTTTGCAAGAAAGCAAATATATCCATAGCATCATCATATTGCAACGGTGGCATCTGAACTGAAAATGTAAAATATTGTGAACCTATTTGTCTTGCAACTCTTCTACCAGAAAGACTGTGATTCATAAGAACAGGTCTTACATTTTTAAAATCTAATGCCCTAAACTTAGGACTTGTAGGAAAAGCACCACTCATACTACACCCATCTTACCTCTTTGATTCATAGCGTTATTTATAATTGCTGTGATCATTCCCTTTCTTGATGCAAGTAATTCGTCAAATCCTGTTGCATCTACAGCAGAGATATTGAAGTTAACAGTTGCACCGCCCATGCCTTGACCCTTCGTATGATCAATAACTGTTTCATTGGGATGTAGAATTGCAGGGAATCCACCTCTACCATCTACACCGCCTGCTCTTGCACCATAACCAGTAAATCCACCGCCTTCAAATCCAATGCTTTTAAAGAAGGTTTCTACTTTTCCTGTGATCGGTGCAATGATTGCTCGTTGTATAGCAATCCTTAATAATTGTTCTATAACGTAATCTGCAAACTTTTTAAATTCTAGCTTGCCTGATTTTAAAGAATCTATGATTGAGTCTTCAAACTTCTTCATAGTTCCTGTAGTAAGTTTTGCTAATACTTTTTCTGTATTACCAATTTCACTTATAAATGCCATCACTGGTTGTGATAGCTTTTCTACAGATTTACCTGTTTCTTTTATTTCTTCATTAACTTCTTCTAATGGTTCTTTGACTGTAGTTATTGAAGTTCTAATTCCATCGAATTTTGCTCTCAATGCATCAATATCAATTACAGCTTCCTCAAAGAAACCAAATTTTCTAGCTATGCTAGTAACACCGTTGGCAAACTGAGCCATAGCAACCATAGCTTTTTCTAAACCATTCACCATGCTAACAGCTATATTTCTGCCAAGACTTTTAAAACCGCCTGCTAATTTACCTGCTTTGACTATTAGATCAGAAAATCGTTCTGCCATGCTTTGCAAAATAGGTAAGAATGCAGCTATAACATACTGAACTACGGTTTTTATTTGTTTAAAAAGAATACTGGTAGTATCTGCAAATTTTTCAAATGCTGCAGTAGTTTGTTTATCAATGATTAAACCAAGATCATTAGCTTCATTAAAGAAATCATTAAGACCTGCAGAACCGCCTTTTAAAGTATTTACTAAAGCAGCACCCTCAGAGTCAAAGAATTTAAATGCTAGTCTTAATCTGGTTGATGCATCTTTAGTATTTTGAATTCCATCAGCAACCTCAAACAATACATCTTTAGTGCTTTTAAAAGAACCGTCAGAATTCTTTAATTGAATTCCAAGCTCTTCTAATGCAGCTTTTGCTTCACCAGTACCGTTTTGAGCTTCGCCAACTCTTCGTATAAACCTCTGCATTGCCATATCAAGAGTTTCTTGAGCAATGCCTGTTTGATCAGCAGCAAATCTTAATTGCTGTAGAAGTTCTACATTTATGCCTAACTTACTTGCAGTTTTACCCAATCTATCAATTGCATCAGTATTGACTTTAACGAAAGCTCCAAGACCTGCTGCAGCACCTGATGCTGCTAAACCAACCCTCGTTACAGCAGCAGCAGTTCCCATACCGAATTTATGCACTTGCTTTAATCTGTTAGTTACAGCAGCAAATGCAGCTTTAGTTTTATCTATCGCTGTTAATTCGTATGAAACTCTTCTTTTAGCCATCTTTCCTTCTTTCTAATGCAATTTCAAAATATGCCAACCATCCTTGATATTCTTGGATACTAATTTCCTGAATCTCTTCTAAGGTTTTGTGAAGTTTTTCAGCTAACGAATATCTGTTAAATAAATCAGTATCCTCTAGGAGTTTTTTTTGACGGTCTCAATTGGTTCAGTACCCATAATCTTTTGAGCAACATCAATTAAAACTTCCCTATCAACAC